TCTCNCNTCGCGCTGTAATAAAATGAAGGCCCACCCCCAAGAAATCGCCAGCCACACCTCGAAATGGTTCCCCCACACGTATTAATTCAATTTCCAAGCCGTGTCACAACATAGCCCTGTAAAGGTTGCAACATATTGCCATATTGCTTTACTTGAATTTCGCATCGATCCAGCACTTGCCCCAGTACATCATGCCAATCCATAGCGAAAATAGTAGTCCTTCTACGTATCCCAGATCGTTCCAGATATCTAAGACATCCATATCAATGTATCCTCGACATAGCTATGATGTAGGCAATGAACAAACCGATGCCCACCAGGGTTGCACCGCCTAAGATGTAGAGAAATATTTTCATCTAGTCCTCCGCTATCAGGTCAGATCCATCATCTGCCACACGCTTGAAGAAATCCCGCAGCGTGTCTTCATTCATATCTTTAAAGCATTCGGCAAAATCGTAGGAAGTAGGCTCGCCATCGGCATTGAGCAGATCGCCAAAAGTGATCGTAGCCGTGAGGAAGTATTTATAGCCTTTCTGGATAGCATCGTTACTGGAGAGATTATCGAGGTTGTTGGTAAAGGGGTCTTCAAACATGTGGTAAAGAGTTGCCTTTTAATTTGTTTTTTAGTGGCATTCTTTTGCTTTTCCCGCTGAAGCGGGCAAGTAACGGAGTTCTAGTCTGTTTACAGATAGAATGCTCCGCATGAGTGAACTACAAAGTCAAAAACATAAAGATTAAGCTTAGAAAACCTCGCTGAGAAACGCTCGGTTTCCAGATATATAAAAATATTTGTTTTATTGAACTTCGTTTGTAAATATGTCTTGCTAAGAATATTACAAGTAATAGTTTATCATACTTTTGATGAAAAGTCAAGGATATTCTTCACTTTCCAGTATATTAGTTTTTATGGCATACACTATACCCTGTTTTACATAATCTAGCTATACCATATGTTGTGGTATCTCTTGTGGTAGGTATACCATATGTAGTAGTGTTATGTCAAGATACACTATATATGGTATTAGCTATTGACAAACTACACTATATATGGTATAATGGTTGTGCAAGTATATAATGGGATATTTTTAATATGGCAAGCATGGATGAAAAGTTCGCGATTGGTAGTACGCAGGGAACTCAGGGAGCCTTGCCTAAGAGAAATTGTACACGATGCAGATACTTGGTTGAAGGCTCATTCATCGGATGTTCCTATCCCGTCCAGTTGGCCTGAGCCTTGGCAATTTTCAGCGCATTACATAGGAGTTCGTGAAATTCCTTATGGACTGATCAAGGTAGACCCCCGAAGTGAGGAGGACAACGAATTGCCAGACATGCGGACACCTCAACCTGATTGATAAGGAGGTGATCTTTGAATCTGTTTTTGACTGGTACATCTGCGCCAAGTGTGACGATGTCTATGTCAAATCCCAGTATGGCGAGTGGATCGAATCGAATCCGTATCAGGAATATATTAAAACTTTAAAACCAAAGTGGTAATGAAATGACTGTAAAGAAAAACCCAAACGCTGATTCACCAGGAGACTTTGTTGGGCGTGGTGGTCTAGGCGCTGGTGGAGGTAGAACTTACACTGGCTCTACGGGTGGCAAAAGNATNGTNACNGGAAAGAAGAGTTCTGTTTCTAAGAAGTCTAAAAAGAAGTTGAAGGGGGAGAAGAAACGAGATTGGTCAGATGTCAAGTTAACAGATAGAAGAGAGGGATTAACTGAAAAATTTCTTGAAAATCATGGTTACAGACAGTCAGACACTCCTGGCAAACCTAATACCTACACATATGATGGCGATAAAGTCAAAGCATACTCAGCTTATGTAAAAGGTGGTGGTAAATCTGGTGTGTCAGTTAAAACTTTTAATAATCCTACCCTGAAATCATTAAGAGATTGGATGGGGTACTAGTAATGGGCGACTTAACAGAACATTTCTCCAGAAGAGAATTCGCATGTCAGTGCGGATGCGGCTCGGACAAGATTGCATCGGAACTAGTGTCGAAGCTTGAGATAGTCCGCCTGATGTACGGCAAACCCATGAAGGTAACATCTGGCATACGCTGCGATACGCATAATCAAAATGTGGGTGGCAAGGATGATTCCGCGCATCTTGATGGATTAGCGGCAGACATATCTGCCAAGGGATGTTTTGAAAGAGATCAGTTGGTAGGATTTCTCAGGACTCATTTTAAGAGAATGGGCATAGCAAGGAATTTTATTCACGTTGATGTGGCGGATGAGCATGGTAAGCCGTCACCGTGTTTATGGGTGTATTAAGAAAGCAGATCAAGGAGCTTGTGCCGGAGCAGCCGATTCAAATTGAATGGGAAGACGCTGGCGATATTGAGGGCGAGAACGCATGGGCTGATTTGAGTGATGTAAAGAAGTACAACGAGATCCCTGTCAGGACAGTGGGCTTTTTTCTGAAAGCGACAAAGAAGACGATTTACTTTTGCAACAATATTGAAAGCAGTGACAAGGACAATAAGTGTACGGCGGTACGGGGGCAGATCCCCATAGGGTGCATTAATAAAATTAACAAACTAGAGGTGCAATAGATGGTCAAGGTATTGATCGAATTAATTGACAAGGTAGCTCCTGGGTATAAAACCTATGCGTTGATGGCAATAGGTTTTGGCATGATGGTTTGCCAGATGCTTGGGTATCACCAGTTTCCACAGGAAGCATGGGGATTACTTGGTATTGGCGGAGCAGCGACTTGGAAGATGGGGCAAGACCGTAAGTGACAACACTGATCATTACTCTTGTTTTAGGAGTAGGAGCAGTAATTTACCTAATCAGAATTGGCAGGCAACTTGAAAAATCTGGAAGCTATAGAGCGGCATTGGATATTCATGGAAAAATCAATGAGGTGCGCGACGCAATACGCAAAAAACGCAACGATAAGATTAAGCGCCTGGATGATGACCCTCGCTCTGTTTTTACTTCTGACGACTAGTTGTCAGTCTTTTCCAGGCGAAGGCATTAATGTTGCCTATCCCTTGCGCCCCGCAGATCCAGAGTTATTTTTTGAGGATGTCGGAGGGCATTGCATAGATGATGCAGAACTGAGAAGGTTGGGAGTTTTTTACATCGATAGCAAGGCTTATTTCGACGCAACAGAAGCCATTATCGATGCGGTCAATGGTAAATAACATCGCGGCAACCTTATTAATACTCGCGTTGGCCTTGCCAGGAGCCGCATTTACAGACTGGTCAAACAAAGCGGGAGTCGTAGAGCCGCCAATAAGCATGATGCTGGGATGGAATGTCAATGAAATCCCTGGCAATGTGACGGTTTACTACGATGTCAATGGTGATCGCAAACCTGATGTCGTATTTGCTCATCCCATCATGGCGATGAACAGCGGGGTGAAGTGTGATGCCAAAAAGATTGATGACGAATATTACTGGATATTCACAACATGTCCGGCAGACCACGCTGCTGATTATTTTGTTTTCAAGCAGTGGACATTATACAAATTTATAGGTGGCGGATGGCACAGGGTATATCAACATGTTGAACGAAATGAGCGAGACAGAACGTGCCGCATTCGACAAGACAAACAAGGCGCTGGGAATCAGGACTTACAAGGAGCAGGAGAAAGCTGTACAGGAGACTGAAGACCTTGGAGTTGCTGGAACTATCAAGAAAGCGGTTGCTAACATTGGAGGAGTGGAAGAGCTTACCGCCTGGGCAAGATCAAGTGATAGAAATCGCAGAGAACTTTTTGGATGGTACGCGAAATTAGCGCAGAAAGAAGAGAACGATACAGGGCTGAAAGTCCAGGTAAATATTGTAAATTATAATGGCGACCCTGACACTACCACACAAATTTACACCGAGGCAGTACCAACTCCCTCTGTTTAGGGCTTTTGATGAAGGGGTCAAACGGGCTGTACTCGTGTGGCATCGACGCGCTGGGAAGGATAAAACAGCTTTAAATTTATGCGTCAAAGAAATGTTTCAAAGAGTCGGGCAGTATTATCATCTGTTCCCGACGGCTCGTCAGGCAAGGAAGGCCATATGGGATGGTATCGATAAGGCTGGTTTAAAAGTGATGGATCATTTCCCGAAGGAACTGATCAAGAGCAAGAATGAAACGGATATGAAGATAACTCTTTCAAACGGGAGTATCTATCAGTTGGTCGGAACCGACATGGGGTTAGATTGGCTCGTCGGGACAAATCCCGTCGGGCTGATCTTTTCCGAGTATCCGATTATGACACCGAAAGCCTGGGATTTAATGCGCCCTATTGTAAGAGAAAATGGCGGATGGGCCTTATTTATTTATACACCGCGTGGTCAGAATCATGGTCACAAGATGTATGAAATGGCGGACAAGAATGACCAGTGGTTTTGTTCACGGTTGACAGTGGATGATACCAAGCGTGATTCGGTTGGCGAAGACGGATCGCCGGTAGTCAGTCCCGAAGATATTGTTGATGAGGAACGCGAAGGCTTATCGCCGGAGATGATACAGCAGGAGTATTTGCAGCTTCCATGCGGCAATCCCCGGAGCGTACTTTGCCAGAGAGATGACAAGGGCGGAAGATGATGGAAGATTTTTAAATATACCGTGGGAATCGAAGATAGATGTCCAGACAGCCTGGGATCTTGGTGTTGATGACGCAACCGCAATTGTGTTTTACCAGACGGTAGGTAACGAAATACGCATCATTGACTACTACGAGGCTAGCGGTGAGGGGTTACCACACTTTATCAACGTGCTTAAAAGCAAGCCTTACGTCTATGGGGCGCATCATGCGCCGTGGGATATTGAAGTGCGAGAACTTACTACAGGCAAGAGCCGTCGAGACACGGCGCGTAGTCTGGGAATCATTTTTACAGTCGGTAAAAAAGTACGAGCAAAAGAAGAAGCAATCGAACAGGCACGACAAATAATTTCAAAATGCTGGTTTGATAAGACGAAATGCGAAAAGTTGATTTCGTCATTGCGTAATTACCATAAAGAGTTTGATGACAAGTTGGGAGTCTACAAGAAAAACCCAGTGCATAACTGGGCTTCGCATGGGGCTGATGCTTTTATGCAGTTGGCAATGGATTACAGAACGCCCAGGACATCCGCATTACAAACCGTGGCAGAACAGGAGTTTGATATTTTCTAATGAATATTCTTGATACTTACTTTTCAATCATGGGTGGAGCGCCTCCGCCAAGACCCGTTTACACACCGCCTCCGCCCCCAAAGCCTGCGCCAGTAGATAACTCTGCGGCAATGAGACAGAAGGCAGCGGAAAATAAAAAGCGTGGCAGGAGTGCTTTAATTTCTAATGAGGGTGGCGCTCAAGGGTTAGGCGATGATGCTTCTAAACAAAAGAAAACACTGGGGGGCTATTGATGAACATACTTGATTTTATTTTTACAGGATGTTTTGGTGGCCCAAGTCTTCCTCCGATGCCTCCTCCGCCTGCTCCATTACCGGATGTGAGTAAGGAACAGGAAGAAAAGGAAGCAGCAGCTAGGGCTAAAGAGTCTGCAAAAAGAAAACGTGGCAGAGCTTCGTTGATTACCAATGAAGGCGGCGCGGCTGGATTAGAAGAGGATGGCAATACTGCGAAACAAAAATTAGGCGGATACTAGATGAGTAACTTAACGCCTGCTGGATTAGATTATATGAACTATGAAACATCAAGGATGGCAAGGAATGATAGAGAAAGAGAACTGGCAACCTACAGACCTGGGGATAAAAATATATGGATGTTTAATACGTCTGCTATGACTCGCATGGCCCAATCTAGTAAAGCATCTAAACCTGGTGATTCATTGTTGACAGATAGTGAAAAAACAAAAACAAAAAGAAAGCGTATTTACGGAATGGGTAAAAGCACAGGCGAAGAAAAATCCGGCACAGTAAAGAAACCAACATTAGGTGGTGAATAGATGGCAGTCAACGCAAAGAGTTTAATCAAGCGTAATGAAACACTAAAAGAAGACCGCAATCTCTGGGATACTTTTTANAGGGATGTTGTGGATTATATTCGTCCACGCAAGCAAACCGCAGAGGAAAGCCGTGTGCCTGGAGTCATTCGGCACAAGCATTATGATTCAACTGCACCCCACGCCGCTAATACATTAGCGTTAGTCATGGCGGATACCTTGACCCCGAAAGCTATTCAGTGGTTTGGCTTCAAGATTCCAGAAGCATCCCCGTTCAAACAATTCAATGATAACCAGAACGTAATGAACTGGTTTAAGACGGTTGAGGATGGAGTTCGCTTTGCGCTTGATCAAAGTAATTTCTACCCTGTCGTCAACGAGATTTACCTCGATTTTAATTCATTTGCAACAATTTGTTTATATGTAGAAGAGGCAGAACTAAAGCAAAAAGGTTTTAACGGACTGACCTTCAGAGCATTGCCAATCTCTTCTTATGTGTTTGCTGAAGATGATGCTGGTATTGTTGATACGGTCATGCGGGAATATGAATTAACGGCACGGCAATTTGTCCAGAGATTTCCAGGGACAACTATTCCAGGCGAGATTGCAAAATCATTAGAACAAACTCCAGACGATAAGTTTAATTTTTTGCGGGTGGTTGCACCAACCAAGGAATTGAGTTCCAAGGTTAAGTTTCCTTACGCATCGGTTGACATCTTAGTTGACAAACAACTCGTGGTCGATGAACGAGGATACAAGGAATTCCCTTACATGGTTGGCAGGTGGGACAAAGCGTCTGGCGAAACTAGAGGTCGTGGCCCTGCCGCGATTGCGCTTGATGACATCAAGTCACTCAACCAGCTACGCAAACTTGAATTGATTGGTTTGGAAAAAGCAGTCAATCCTCCTATATTGGCTCCCGAAGATGGATTCATCGGTACGGTGAAACTGGGAAGCAATTCAATTATCTACTCACGCAATCCTAACGATGTAAGAACACTGCCGACAGAATTACGCCTGGATTTATCTTCATTGAAAGCGAATGATCTCAAACAATCTATTCGTGACATCTACCTGACAGATCAACTGAATATACCAAGAACAAAACAGATGACAGCTTCAGAAGTCTCTGTTCTGCGTTCAGAAATGGAACGACTGCTAGGCCCGACGATTTCAAGATTTGAATCAGAAGTGTTAGGCCCAATGTTAAACAGAACAGTCGGTATCATGCATAGGACAGGAGCATTGCCTCCGCCTCCTCCAGAAATTCAAGATTTAGATGCGATTGACATCGAGTATGTAGGACAACTGGCACGATCTCAAAAGATGGTGGAAGTTGAATCGATACAGAACTGGATTAGCTTGATTGCACAATTCGGACAGATTGATCCAAGAGTGATGCAATTACCAGATCTAATGGCAGCCGGAAGAATTATTGCGCCTGTATTAGGTGTTCCTAAATCAGTTGTCAAGGGTAATGCACAAATGGAAGAAGATGTTGAGCGAGAACAACAGAAACAAGCTCAAGCAGAACAAATGCAGAAGATGGGCGCTATGGCAGAATCGGCTGGCAAGGCAGCGCCTGCAATGAAAGTAATGCAAGATGGAGCGGCAAACCTAAGTGAAGAAGACAAGCAAGCGCTCGTCCAGCAACTCGCAGGGGTTGCCGGAGCTAACTGAACGACAGATAGCAAGCGCGTTTTATAATACATTTACGAGTGGAGATGGAGGGTTAGTGTATGAATGGTTGCAAAACCAATACAATAACACATCCAGTTTTGTCCCAGGAGAGCCGGAAACAACAGCCTACAATGAAGGATGTCGGGCAGTGTTCCTGCAAATCAAAAATAACCTGGACTACTGGAAAACCAAAGGAAAGGACTTATGAACGACGAAACGACTGCAACCTCTCAAGAGGTAGTCACAGAAGAAGTAGAAACAACAGAAGTTGAGCCACAAGCAGAAGAACAGAAGGAAGAAACATGGCGGGATGGTTTGCCCGACGATTTGCAAGGGGTTAAAACCCTGGAGAAGTTCAAGGATGTTGATGCCCTTGCCAAGGGATATGTACATCTCGAAAAATATTTCGACGGTACGATCAAGATCCCTGGCGAGAATGCAACGGCAGAAGAAGTGGAAAGATATTATTCCAAGTTGGGAAGACCCGACACTCCCGACGATTACGAGTTTGAGAAGCCGGAAATTCCCGATGGGATGAACTATGACGACCACATGGAAGGTGAGTTCTTAAAA